AACGGTCGGCCTCTTTTTTTCACCCCAAATTGTAACGATTTTTAGGGGATAGGAGGTCAATAAGACCCATTTTATATAGATATTAGGAGGTGAAGTGGGAAATGGCTGGAAAATACAAAGTGTTGCAAATGTCGAAGGGTGATTTGACCAAAGAACGGCAGGAAGCCAAACTACATGCGGAATTGATGGCCAAAGATGGCATTCCAAAACTTCAGGTGACGCCTCCTAATCATCTTGACCCAGTCGCAAAACAAGAATACAAGCGAATTATCGAATCTTTGGGGACCTTACCACTTAGAAATCTCGATCGCGCCGAGTTGGAAAACTATTGTCATAGGTATTCGGTTTACAAAAACACATCGGTCAACATGAAATTGGCTTTAAAGAATGGAGATCAAGATGAATATTATGCGTACATTAGCATCTTGAATAAAGCCACAGCAAATATTAAAAGTCTAGCCAGTGATCTTGGCCTTAATGTCAACAGCCGGATGCAGATGAGCATGCCTAAGACCGAAGCACAGAAGAACGATTCAATCATTGATACTTTTGGCTAGACGTGATGGAGATGATGTTAGTTGGCAAAATTTAAAGATCCAATGCCTAATTTCATAAAGCGTGTGCTGGACGGACGTCTTATTACCTCTAAGGCAGTTAATCTTGCGGTGAAACGGCATCAAGAAGACTTGAAACGAACAGATTGGCGATGGCATTATGATCCAAATCTAGCGGGAAAGGCAGTTAAGTTTATGGAAATTCTGCCAGAACCAAAAAGTGGGAAACCACAACCATTAGCACCGTTTCAGAAATTCATTATTGGCAGTATATATGGCTGGGTTGATAAAGATGATTCAAATATAAGGCGATTTACCGATGTGTTCATTTCGATGGCACGAAAGAACGGTAAGTCGCTTTTGATTTCTGGTGTCATTCTTTATGAGTTTCTGTTCGGAAAGAATCCAGCCAACAAACGGCAATTATATACCGCTGCTAATGATCGCAAGCAGGCCGGCATTGTATTCGGAATGGTCAAAGATCGACTACGTGCGCTCATGCGGAAAGACCCTGGTATCAAACGAATGGTTAAGATTACGCGAGATGAACTTGTCAATTTAGACGACGGGTCAACAATTCGTTCATTCTCTCGTGATACAGGACTTGTCGATGGCTATGAACCCCACGTTGCGGTGGTTGACGAATATGCCAACGCTAAAACAACAGATATGATTGAAACCCTTGCCTCAGGGCAGGTGTTACTGCCTAGTTATCTGACGTTCATCATTTCAACGGCTGGATTCGACATGAACGTGCCGATGTTTCAACAAAATTATCCGTATGCCAAAAAGGTGTTGTCCGGTGAAGAAAAGGCAGAACGCTATTTTGCATTCATTGCTGAACAAGATAACGTACAAGAGGTTGATGACCCCAATTCTTGGATCAAATCGAATCCGCTACTTGACGTTGATACCTTACACAGCCAAATCAGTGATTATCTGACGACTAAGTTAGCTCAAGCTCGTGCTGATGGCAGTCTAAACGCTAAATTGGTCAAAAACTTCAATATTTGGCGACAAGCTACAGAAGACAGTTATCTAGATTTCGATGCTTGGAAAGCGGCAGAGCTGACCGACAAACCTGATATTCGTGGGCAAAGAGCATGGATTGGCATTGATGTCGGTCGTACAAGCGATCTATTCGCCATTTCTTGGCTAATTCCCCAAGAGGGCTGGTGGTGGCTTGATGGTTATGCATTTGTTGCTTCAAAAGGTGGCATCGATAACAAAATCAAGACAGATCGGATTGACTACTTGGCTGCTGAACAACACGGTGAAGGCGAGATCAGCAGCTTAGAGTCAGGTATCATTGACAACGATCGGGTATATGAATGGCTCGAAGACTTCATTGAACGCAATGACATAGATGTTCAAGGTATCATGTACGACCCTTATCAATTTGGACCAATGCTAACGGCAATTGAGAAGAATCATCCTGAGTGGCCGATGGTACAGGTGCGACAAGGAACGTTGACACTGTCAATGCCAACTAAGCAGTTCCGCGATGATGTTATAGGCGGTCGCATAAAGCATTCAGATAATCGCATTATGCAGGCCGCCGCAATGAACGCGGTTCTAATGTCTGACAACAACGGCGTCCGTATTAATAAGAATAAGTATGCTAACAAAATAGACATGATTGATGCCACGCTTGATGCTTATGCCATCGCTTTTAAGGAAGACTTGGACAACTATTTGGACGACGACCGTGTGTTTAGTGACGACTTTGGCTTTTAGGAGGTGAGAACGTGAATGGAAAACTAGCGAACTTTTTCAGAATTCTTGGCGCAAATATGGCTGGAATTGCCACTGTTTTAGGCTTCATTTTAGCTGGATATGGGGCTTTTTTGATCAATAGGCCTACTGGATTCATGGTTTGCGGCGGCTTGTTGTTTGTTCTCGCCTTTATTCTGCTGCTTCCTGATAACGAAGGGAGGTGAGATTAATGAAGCTATTTCGAGGATTGGCAACCGAAGTGGACCCTCACTGGGCAGATCATTTGCTTGATTCTGGGGTAATCCCATCATTTCGAGGCGGGTATCTTGGCATTTCTGCCCTACGGAACTCTGACGTGCTTACGGCTGTATCGATTGTTTCGGGTGATGTTAGTCGGTTTCCGCTAGTAATCACGGACAGCTCAACCGATGAAGTTATTGACTTAGCCAATATTGAATACTTGATGAATACAAAGGTAAACAAGCGGCTGTCGGCTTATCAGTGGAAATTTCCCATGATGGTCAATGCAATTTTGACTGGCAACGCTTATTCGCGTATTGTGCGCGATCCGATAACCAACGAACCAGCTATGTTTGAGTTCTATGCCCCATCACAGACGCAGGTGGACACAAGCGACCCCGATAACATCATCTACCGTTTCACGCCTTACAACTCTAGCATGCAAAAAGTATGTGGATTTGAGGACGTCATTCACTGGAAGTTTTTCTCATACGACACAATCATGGGGCGCTCACCGCTTTTGTCGCTTGGTGATGAGATTGGACTGCAGGAGTCAGGTGTTTCAACGTTGCAGAAGTTCTTCAAGAGCGGCTTGAAAGGCTCAATTATCAAAGCAAAGGAGAGTCGCCTGTCCGCCGAAGCACGCCAGAAGATTCGTGAAGATTTTGAAAGGGCACAGGCAGGTGCTGATGCTGGATCGCCAATTATAGTTGACGCAACGATGGATTATCAGCCGTTGGAAGTTGATACCAATGTTCTTAATCTGATTAACAGCAATAACTATTCAACAGCGCAGATTGCTAAGGCTTTGCGGGTGCCAGCGTATCGATTAGCCCAAAATAGTCCTAACCAGTCTGTTAAACAGCTTGCTGATGACTATATTCGCAATGATCTTCCATTTTACTTTGAACCGATTACAAGTGAGTTTGAACTAAAGCTGCTTGATGACGCGCAACGGCACCAATATTGCATAGGATTCGACACAAAATCAGTAAACGGATTGCCGATTGCTGACGTAAATACAGCAGTCAATGGCGGACTGTGGACTGGAAACGAGGGACGTGCGGAGCTTGGAAAGAAACCGTTAAAAGACCCGAACATGGATCGTATTCAGTCGACACTTAACACAGTATTTCTTGATCAAAAGGAAGCTTATCAAGCTGAGCATGCAGCAGAATTGAAGGGAGGTGATACTAATGCCAAAGGAAATCAGAATGGCAGCGGCACCAATGCAAATTCGTGATGGTGATGATGATCATCCTGCCGTTATTGAGGGCTATGCCCTTAAGTTCGACAGGCAATCCGAGATTATGGGCAGTGGTGAGCTGAGTTTCCGCGAACACATTGACCCACACGCACTGGACAATGCGGACATGAGTAACGTTGTTGCGCTATTTAATCATGACCAGAACCAAGTGTTAGGCCGCACGGGAGTCAATTTAGAGCTGACGGTTGATGAAACGGGGCTCAAATATACGTTGACACCTCCAGATACACAGCTTGGGCGTGATTTGTTAGAAAACGTTCGTCGGGGAATTATCAGCCAATCAAGTTTTGCATTCACGATTGCACCAGACAAAGATGCACAGAAGTGGCAAAAATCTAATGAACGTGGTGTGAAGTATGACCGCACTATCAACAATATTGATCATTTGTTTGATGTCTCTCCAGTAACCACGCCAGCATATCCGGATACTGAGGTAAAGGTCGGAGCACGATCGTTGGAACAGATAAAAGCGCTAGATCAGCCGCCAGAATGGGAACTTAAGCGGTGTAAGATGCTTTATCAATTGAATAAAGAGGACTTGCTCAAAGACATCGAATAATCGGTGCCTATTTTTATACAAAAAATAAGGAGGGTCACTAGATGACTTTAGATGAAAAATTAGCTGCTGTTAAAAAGCAACTTGATGAAAAGCGTTCAGCGTTGCCAGCTATGAAGACAGAACTTCGTTCTTTACTTGAAGGTGAAGATTCCGAGGAAAACCTGAAGAAGGCAGAAGGCGTTCGTGCCAAGTATGATAAAGCTGGCAAAGAGATCAAAGATCTTGAAGAAAAACGTGACTTATACGAGGCTGCGTTGAAAGGCAATGAACAGTCGAGTGGGAAGAAGCCCGATCATCCGGAAGAGCATAGCTATCGCGATGCACTGAATGCTTATTTGCATACTCGTGGTCGTAATACTGATGGCGTCAATTTTGAAAAGACTGATGTTGGCACATTTGCAGTTTTACGAGCTGTTCCTACTGATGCCAGTGATGCGGTAAATGCCGGTGTCAAGGCTGCAGACGCGGCCTCGACCATTCCAGAAACTATTAGCAATACACCACAGCGTGAATTGCAGACTGTTGTTGATCTGAAACCTTTCACGAACGTATTCCAAGCCTCTACACAAAAGGGTACTTACCCAACAGTTGCAAATGCCACAACCAAGATGGTCACTGTCGCCGAGTTGGAAAAGAACCCAGCAATGGCAAAACCAGAATTCAAGCCGGTCAACTGGTCTGTTGAAACGTATCGTCAGGCGTTACCAGTATCGCAGGAGTCAATTGACGACTCTGCGATTGATTTGGTTGGCCTGATTGCCCAGAACGGACAACAGATTAAGGTCAATACGACTAACGGTGCTGTTGCAACTCTGCTGAAAGGCTTCACTGCCAAGACAATCTCTAGCGTTGATGATTTGAAGCATATCAATAACGTTGATTTAGATCCTGCATATTCTCGTGTAATTATTGCTTCACAGAGTTTCTACAATTTCTTGGACACAGTTAAAGATGGCAATGGTCGCTACTTGCTACAAGATAGCATCTTGACCCCGTCTGGCAAGAGCGTTCTTGGTATGCCGATTGCTGTTGTATCTGATGATACTTTGGGTGCAGCAGGCGAAGCACACGCCTTTTTGGGTGACATCAAGCGGGCAATTCTGTTTGCTAACCGCGCAGACTTCATGGTTCGCTGGGTTGATGATCAGATTTACGGCCAATTCTTGCAAGCAGGAATGCGCTTTGGTGTATCTGTTGCTGACGAAAAGGCTGGCTACTTCCTCACATACACCCCAAAAGCGTAACGCCTGACGGAGTGACTTTGAGCCAGAAAACGCTCACGGGTGCTGTCGGTTCCACAAAAGACATCACGGTGACAGTCACTCCTGATGGCGCTCCTCAAGCAGTCGAAGCTGTGTCGAGCGATGAAAGTGTCGCTACGGTTGTTAAGAAGTCCGATGGTGTTTACACCATTACCAATCTGGCAGCGGGTGCAGCGACAATCACATTTAGCACTAATGGCATCAGATCAACACTTGCCGTTACTGTTAACGCCGGGTAGGTGATTACTCTTGGCAGATACTACGCTTGACAAAAGCCCACTGACTGATGAACAGTTTCAGGTTCTGAAAATGTACTTGAAAGTTGATCAGACAATCGAAGACCCAATGATTATGCAACTGGTGAATGACGCTTGTGGTGAAATCAGTTCGGCTATTAGTTTTGGATCAAATCCGGAACAATTTCTAAGCAATCCAGAAACTCGGGATCGTTTCTTCACAGCGCTCATGAAGCAAGTGAAGGAAGACTATGACTACCGAGGTATGGGTGCTGAAGTCATGCGCTTTCCGTTGCAAACATCAACCACAAATATTATCAATCAGCTTCGCTCAGAATTGCCGGAAGAGGATGGTGATTCTGATGCGAATTAATCGAATGACTGAGAGAATTGCGTTCGTCAGCTATGAGTCAAAAAAGGTTAACGGAGTTCCGGTTGATGGTGTGATCGTTAAGCATATGACGGTTTGGGCGGAAGTTCCTAAGGTACCAATCAGAGAAGCAAATGATCCACAGACGAAGTTGGGCACTCGCAAAGACAGCCCGACTTTTTTAGTGCGATTTTTGACCGCAGAGGAAATCCAACCAACTTGGAGAATTCAATGGCGTGGTAATGAATATCAAATCACGGGTCTTGATCCCGATTACGAGAGGCGCGATCTGACAACGATTACGGCAAAGGCGGTGAGCTGATGGGCGTAAAAGTCACAGGGGATGCTGAACTGCTCGCTAATCTTAACAAACTTCAATTTGGGGTTGCAAAAGAAGCTCGAGCGGCTGTCCGAGATGGTGCACAGAAGTTTGCCGACAAACTGAAAAGCAATACGCCTGAGTGGGACGGCGAGACTGATATGAGCGGACATCTGAGAGATGACATCAAGCTTTCAAGTGTCCGTGAAACGAGCGGATTAACAGAAGTAGACGTTGGATATGGTAAAGATACCGGATGGCGAGCCCACTTTCCAAACTCGGGCACTTCAATGCAGGACCCGCAACATTTCATTGAAGAAACCCAAGAAATCATGCGGCCAGTTGTTATCGCTGCTTTCCTAAGCCACTTGAAGGAAGGCGGGATGTAATGGCGCCTGAAAAACGTGTTTATGACATCCTGTCAGCCAATTTGGATATTGCTGACAAGGTGTATATAGGTACCCCGAACTTCAATAACCAGACTAGCGCAACTCCCGAGAGTCTAGCTCCATGGGTGAGAATCACTTATTTGCCCGGTGATGCTGCTGACTATGCTGACGATTCTAGGATTCTAGAGTATCCGAAAGTACAAGTAGATTTTTGGGTGGGTATAACGGACTGGGATCAACAAGAAAAGATAGAAACACAGATATATCAAGCACTACACGCGGCTGACTGGGAAAGGTATTATCGCAACTCCTACGTTGATGGGATACCCCAGCCCTTCGCATGACAACAGGATACTTTCAGTTTCAAGGACTGCCGATTGGCTAGTCCTTTTTAATTTCCTAAAGGAGGATTTTTAATATGGCAGATACTGCTGTAACAACTAATAAGAAGTTAGCAAAATTTGGGGCTTCGGCCTTTGAATACGGGTTGGTCGGTGATGACGACTTTGGTCTAAGCACACGAAAGATGCAAGGCTTATCTAGTGTGAAATTGGATATTAAAACAGAGCAAAAGACCCTGTCCGCTGATGATGGCCCGTACTTGATTCTTTCTGGTGGTATCACAGAAGCAACCGAAACAATCGAAATGTACGATGTTGATTCCGTTATGAAGTCTGATTTATTTGGCATTAAGGTTGTTAATGGGGTTGAAGTATATCCAAAGAACCTTAGCCCTAATTACGCCGCAACTTTGTTCCGCACGAAGCTTTCAAATGGCAAGTACGTTTGGGTTGGTATGCTCAAGGGAATGTTCTCACTTCCGGGCGTTGATACCAAGACTGTTGACGGCACACCAGATCCAAGTGCTGACAGTATCGAAGGCTCATTTATTCCTCGAGGTGACCAAGACACTGGCAATGTTGTGTTGATTGGTCGTGAAGACAACGATGGATTCGATTTTGATAAGTTCCACGGATATGTATTCCCTAAGACTGCTGAAGACGCGACTATTGCCCCAAAAGCGTAGTCGGTGTCAGCTTTGAGAACAGCTCGATTAACCTTGCGGTTGGCGCATCTACAGTGCTAAAAGTGCAAATTAATCCGGCTGATGCCGCAAATAAACAAGTTGCTTTCAAAACGTCAGATCCTACCGTTGCCACCGTTTCCAGTGATGGAACTGTGGCTGGTGTAAAGGCAGGGTCTGCAACTGTAACAGTCACAACTGACGATGGTGGTAAAACTGCCACCGCAACTGTAACTGTGGCTTAGCAATGAACTCCGTCGCCTTGTAAATGCACAATACGCGAACAGCGGGCGGCTTATACCTAAGGAGATTAAGCATGGCATATCAAATTAAACTAAATATCAAAGGCGAAACGTGTGTGTTCACACGAAATGGAGAGCCAACATTACGTGATACCACGAATGCCTTGAAAGTGCAGCAACAACAGCTGCGCATGCTAAACCGAAAAGATGGCCCTTCAAACGATGATTACGATGATAACGAGAAAAACTTAGCCAAATTTTCGGTTGATTTCTGGAAAAACCAGTTTACCCGATGATGTTTAATTGATGGCTCATCTATTTCTTTGAAATCGCTGGATTCAATCAATGATGCCATTGCGATTCTCTAAGCGATGCGAAGAGGATAAGAAGGACACAGCAAAAAAATCACCGAAGCGGACGTCAAAGAAGCCATTAGCAACCTTGACGACTTCTACAAAGCAAGGCTCTCTGAAGGCTACCGATTAGCTGACGTTGATGCTATGACGCTCCGCGATATTGAAAAACTTAACCAGATTTACGAGGAACGGGAGACCACGATCGACAAGGCCTTTCCGTTCCTTTTCTAGTTCTATGAAAGGAGGTAAAACATGTTAGGAAATCTCGGACAAATTGCGGCTACCGTAAGCTTGAACATTGATCCGTTTCAAGTAAGCCAGCGAGTTTTGAACTCTTCAATTAAAGCAACTGCCGCTGAGTTGCGGGCTCAAGATGCTGCGTTTAAGGGCTCTGAAAAGTCTATCAACAACATGCGTTCAACCTATGACACATTGAGCCGCCAGTCAAAGAACTACCAAGCTCAGCTTCAGAAACAGCGAGAACAGTATGATGAAAATTCGAAAGCGGTTGAAAAACTTAATAAAAGTGAGACTGCATCGCAGGAAGAAATTAATCGTGCGACAAAACTGCAAGCTAATGCTGCATCACAGTATAATCGGACTGCTGCCGCTGCTGCTCAAAATGAAAATCGAATGGCGGCCTTACGCAAAGAGATTGCGCTGCAAAGTGACGGCTGGACTAAAGTATCAAACGGTGCATCAAAGTTTGCATCTGTTACCGAAAAGACAAGCTCTAAGCTAACCAGTTTCGGATCAACGATGACAAGGGCGGTAACTGCTCCAATTGCCATTGGATTTGTAGCAGCCGCTAAATCTGCCATTGATTTCAACAGCCAGATTCAAGCAATGGGACCTTTGCTAACAAATGGGGGTGCGATTACTGCCAAGTATCGTGCGCAACTTGATCAACTAGCATCAGCATCTAAAAAGTGGTCGGTTGAATATGGCGTTTCCACGGCTGCAATTAACGACGGCATGTCAGAAATGATCAAACGTGGCTATACCGCTGCGCAAACATTAGGCGCAATGCCTGCAGTTCTCAATGCGGCAAAAGCGTCTGGCGATGACTTCAACGATGTTATGCATGTTTCTACATCCGTTTTGGAGCAATTTGGTCTAAAGACAGAATCAACAACGGGCATGCTTAAAAACACGTCTCGCGTTACAGATACTCTTACCTATATTGCGAACGCTACTGCAGCAGGGTTCCAAGATATGGGCGAGGCAATGACGTATGTCGGACCTTCTGCTCATGCTGCTGGTATTTCACTCGAAGAAACAGCGGCTGCTATTGGCATTATGAGCAACAAAGGGATTGAAGGATCAGTTGCTGGCACAGCGTTACGTGGTGCTTTAACAAGACTGTTGAAGCCTTCTAAGCAAAATCTTCAAGGATTTAATGAATTAGGCATATCTGTTGCTGATTTTAAAAAAGGAACTCTAACTCTTCCAGAGATTCTTGACAAAATCAAGAATAACACTAAGGGGTGGACAGATCAGCAACGTGCTTCTGCAGTAGCGTTGGCTTTTGGCACTGAAGCGCAATCCGGCATGAATGCCTTAATTAGTGCAGGTGGCGGTGAGCTACGCAAATATACCAGTGAAGCTGAGCATGCTAGCGGAACAACTGCCAAAATTGCTAACCAGTTAAACAATACGGATGCCGCCAAATTGAAGAGATTTCAAGAGTCGATTCATGTTTTAGGAATTGAAGTAGGTCAAAAGCTTCTACCGACGCTGACTCCTCTTATCAAAACAGCAACCGATGTTGTCAATGCCTTTACAAAAATGGACAGTGGTACGCAACAAACCATTATTAAATTTGCAGCGTTTGCGGCAGTTGTAGGGCCAGTGAGTTCTCTTATCGGTGGAGCTCTTAAGCCTGTTACTGCTTTGAGCAAAGGAATATCTGGAATTGCGGGAGTCATTGGGCGAGCATCTGCAGCTGCAAAGCTCGGCGGAACTGCAATGGATGTGCTCAAGTCTGGCTTTAGTAAGACAGCCTTTGAAGCATTGAAGGTTGCACCAGCCGCAGCAGCGGCGGCAGAAGGCACTTCTGGAATGGGAGCAGCATGGGCGGACGCAGCGAGCGGAACAGGATTACTAGCGGCATTGGGGCCAATCGTCCCAGTTGTTTTAGGTGTAACAGCAGTCGTCGGTGGTGCCGGTGTAGCCATCTGGGAATTGTGGGGCAAAAAGGCTCTTGAGTCTGCCGACAGAACTTCACGATGGGGTACTGATATTGGTGCCGATGCCGACCGATCTGCTTCCAAAATGAAAGATGCCTCTGGGGCAATTTCTGGTGCTTTTGATGATACAAACCACACAGTCGAGCAAAATAGCAAAACCATCAAAAAAGGCTTTGATGATATTACGAAGGCCGCTAAAGAATCGTCCAAAAATACCCAAACCGCACTCGACAAGTTGGCGAAGCAAGTCGGTGGATCGACTGCTGATCAGATTCATAAAGACGCAGCAGAAATGAAGAAGGCCGACGATGCACGCATCAAGCAAATTGAGGCTAATGCCAAACAAGCTAAGTCAATTACTGAATCTGCCAGCAAAGAACATGCCGAATTTACTCGAGATCAAATTCAGATTCTGGATAATTTGCGCAAGAGCAGTGCAGCCGAGGCCGTTAAGACACTTAGAATTTCCGGTACCCAACAAGCGAATGTCTTAAAAGCTATTAATGGCGAAAAGATTCGGATGAGTCAAGCAGCGGCTAAGGAACAGTACAGCCAGATGCAACAGACATTTGCTGACGAAACTGATACTTATGGCAAACATTATGCTGCCATTAAAAACTCTGCTGAGTTGAGTACGGCTCAAAAGAATAAAGATCTTGAAAAGCTGGAAAAAGATCATCAAAGCAACATGAGCGTGATTTATGCGGGTGCGATCCAAGCAATGAAAGCGCAAGGACTATCCAACAAGACGATTCAAGAACAACTTCAAACAGAGTTTGGTGCGACGGCGTCTCAAGCTAAAAAAGCAATGAGCGCTTATTCAGAGGCGATGAGCAAGGGGGTTAAGGACACAAAGCAGTTTGCCGCCGCTGTATCAGATGGAATGAGCAAGAACGTCAAGAAAGCTGGCAACGATTGGAACAAGCTAGTTCTTGATCCAAAAACAGGCAAAGTTATCACGAATCTTCCGGAGGTGTTGCACGATACAGCTAATACCAAAGAAGGGTGGAAGCGTCTAACCTTTGACTTAAAAAATGCAAAGATTAGCACTAATGCAAAAGAAACAATTGCCATAGCACTGGCATCAACTGATAAGTGGAATTCGCTTAGCGTCGATGAGAAGAACGCAATCATCAAAGAGACTGGCCGAAAAGATTTGGCTGATCTTATGAAGCGCATGGTTTCTTGGAATGATTTAACGCTTGAACAGCAGCAGGCGGTTGTCAAAGGAGACTATGCACCGCTGATTGACGCGATTATTCAAGCTGGTACATGGAATCAACTAGATGTGGAAGACAAGCAAGTCTTGGTAAAAGACAAGGCTAACATTCCGTTGGTTGATGCACTCGTTAATTCTGGTCGGTGGAACAAGCTTGACCTCAAGACTCAAAATGCGCTTCTACAAGCAAAGGGCAAAAAAGATTTAGAAGATGTTTTGTTCAATATGGGGCTTTGGAACAGCCTCGACATGAATGAGAAATATGCCCAACTAAAGGCAATAGGTAAAACGGATTTAGCTGACATGATTGATCAGCTAGGACTGTGGGACACTATCACTCCTAAGCAAATGGAGGCTGCAGTTAAAGGGGACTACAGTCAACTAACGGCGGCAATTGATCAGGTTCATGGCTGGAATCAACTTGATACAAAGCAATTAGAGGCAATAGTTCAGGATAAAGCAACTGTTCCGCTGATTCAGGCAATGATTCAAAATCAAAAGTGGAATGGCCTTTCGGTTGAAGAAAAGAATGCAATTCTGAAAACTAAAGGCATGCCAGAATTAGCTGACATGGTTGTCAAATATGGCTCATTTGATAGTTTACCGGATTCGACAAAACGATTGTTGATAAATGATGACGATGCCAGGCAAAAGCTGATTGCTGCTGGAGTCAACATGGATAAATATAATGTCGATGTTAATCCCGATGCCAAAATTTTAAAGGGAGATAGCAGTCCACTATTAGCCGAAACAATTAAAGCCAAAGAAGTAATCGCTGACTATGCAACCGTGTTACCTGATAAAAAGCAGTTCGGCGGAAACTCTAGCGGCGTTACCAATGCAGCCAAATCTGGCGAAGGAAGCATCGGGCATTACGATACAGTTCTTCCGGGACTTAAGCTGTTTATCGGTGATTCAAGCAGCGTGACAAATCATGCTGAAAAAGGTAAGGGCGAAGTCAACAGTTTCAATGGAACTAACCCATCAATGCGTTACTTCATGGGTAATGCTTCAAGCGTTGTGGGGGCTTCCGGATCTGGTAAAAACAGTATCGGAAGTTTTAATGGAACAAATCCGGGAGATAAATATTTCAAAGGCCATGATAATACGACAGGACCCGCAAGTGCTGCCAAACGTGCAGTTAGCGCATTTGGTGGGAATGAAGTCATCACGAAGACTTTCAATTTTGTGGCTAATATTTCGGACAGTATTCGGAAGCTTCTTCACTTGCAGCACGGAACTAATGATCTCCGAACGAGTTCACTGGCGATGGTTAATGATGCCTCCGGATCTAACTATCAAGAGCCTATTATCACTCCTAATGGCAACATGTTTATGTTCAAAGAACGAAATGTGGTTTTTCCGCTTGCTCGTCACTCAATGGTTATTCCTGCTGATAAGGCTCGTCGAATGAACATTCCACGTTTTGCTGGTGGCACCACAGACTTCGGAGGCGCTGCTAATAGAATAAACCAATTGAATCCGCAAACCTTTGTTACCAGCATTTCTAGTGGTAGCAATAGTCGTGTTGAGGATTTGCTAGCAAGACTGATCGAATTAACAACTTATAAGATTAGTAACCCGTCTGTTCCTGAAGGCAAGGTTGTTCTCGACAATGGGCGTGAAGTAGGACGGTGGCTGTATCCAACAATAAATAAATTGAAAAACAGGGACATCATTATGAGTAATAGAAGAAGGGGGATTTTCTAAGTGGCAAATTTAATATTTGGAGGTCATAAGATTGGCAGTTCCTCTCTTCAATTCAGTGCAGCCCGCGGCGTTTTTTCTGAAGTTGAGAATACAACCCAGCCTGTCGGTGCCGGAGACGGAGAAATGCTGGTTCGAAGCCACCTTAAGTCTAGAATCATTCCAGTGACTTATGATTTTGTGGCGCTATCTCGTCGTGAATTTGAACGACAGTTAGCGCCATTGCTTTATAGCTCGGATGTTCAGAAACTAATCATTGATGATCGTCCTGATGAGTTTTGGTATGCAAAAGTTGACGGTAAGATTGATATGGACCGGGCTTATTTTCTTGGCACTGGCACTATTAATTTTCTTGTCCCCGATGGCATCGCGCACTCGGTAGCCACGCAGACGGCTGACAACATGCCATATAAGGACGTTCCTGTTAATCTACTTAAGGGAAGCGGCGAACCGCAAACAGTTGCGGCCCAGGTGTGGGGAGACGATCCACATTTATCTTTAGACACAAGCAGCCTAAAAATAGGCGATACTGTTTCTTTTCAAGTCAAAGTCGATGGGGTTAAAGATACCAATGTTTTTGTTGGTCTTAACAGCCAAAAAATATCTCCCTTATTTTCAAATGGAATGGAGACTTTTGCAATCACATGGACAAAAGACTTGTCCGAGTTGCCTTTGCCAATTAAATTTTCAGTTAAGCCATCAGCGCTAACAGATGAATACACTTGGAGTCAGGCTAAAGCAGAGATTGGCACCACCGCTTCTCCATGGTCGCCTAACCCAGCTGATCCTGAATATTATACCGACACCATCACAGTGCCGAATGCTGGGACGTATCCATCTGAACCAGTTATCACGGCTACTATCAACGGTGATAACGGCGTACTAACTGCCATTAATGATCAGGGCAGTGTACTACAGTTTGGCTCTCCCGATGAGACTGATGGCTTTGTGAAACAAAAGTCTGAACGCGTTTATCATCTCGATTTCAATCAGACGCCGACAGGGGTCACGCTCAATAATGGGGTTACGGATTTTCCTTACTATGAGCATGGCAATGATGCCAACGTACAGTCGGGACCGTTTGGCTATAAAGATGGTATTGCCTACCCGTCCACTGAACGAACTGCTGCCAATCACTGGAATGGGCCTTCAATGAGCGGCACCATTCCGAAAAATTCGAATGGATCTAACACGGCTAATTTTCAGTTTGTCAATCGTATCAATGTTGGAACGAATGCCGCAGAAGTAGGCCGTTTCGAGTTCAATTTGACGTATCAAGGCAAGATTGTCGCTTCTCTTGCGCTGTTTGATGATAGTGCTTCAAACGACCAGTGGGTTTTTTCAGGCACAGTCTATGATGGCCGCCAAGCACAGATGATATTTTGGGACTTACTGCCACGCAATTACTATCGTGACGGCAACTACAATGCTGTTATCACAAAAATGGGTGATCAGTTAACCTTCCGTTTGGATCGTCTTGATTTAGGCGATGGTGGTATTGAGACACGGACAATATCAGGCTTCTCTAGTGTGCCAATTGATGGCTGGACAGCTTGGTTCCCCGGATTCTCCGATCAACGTGGTTGGTCAATTAACTGGCAAGATAGCTACTTTGAGTGGATAAACGTTGATTACTGGGACGATATTCCTAACCGGTTTAAAGACGGTGACGTTGTGAAAATTGATGTTGCTAATCGGCGTGTCCTTGTTAACGGCTTTGAAGATCGAACACTGCAAACAATCGGCAATGATTGGGGTGGCTTCAAGATACATCCCAGGTAATAACACTATTCGCTTGCTCACATCACATTGGGCAAAGCAGTGTAAGGCTGAAGTATCTTGGCAGGAGGCATGGCTATGAAAGATTTTTATTTTGTGGATAGATCATGGCATCTGCTCGGTATTGCAACTGCTGGAGGTGGTGGGAAAATCCACATTGTCGATGATACTGATGATCAGCTTATCTCAGCAGGTGCTCGCACCTATTCAGGAACCATTCTGTTCACCCCCGAACTGTCTTCTAAGGTTCAAACGATGGCAGCACGTGGCAATTACATTTTGTATATGGATGAGCGAAATAAGGCAGTCTTTATGACAATTATGGAATCAAGTCATGATCCACTTGCTGGTGAGGAGACATTCACTGCTGAAGATGCTGGTATTGATTTGATTAACGAAACCGTTGGCCCCTATAAAGCTCCACAAGCAATGAGCATCGCCGATTATATTAGCCTATTCACGAATGACTCAGGTTTTGAAATCGGTCTTAACGAGATCCCTGATTTGAAGCGAACGCTTGAATGGACTGGCGAGTCTGACACCACTTTAAATCGTATTCTATCTGTTGCGACTCAGTTTGATAATGCTGAACTGGACTTTAGCTTCGATGTGTCAGGGACAACGGTTGTGCGCCGCTTAATCAACATTCATAAGCGCATCGGTGCTGATAGGAATATCACGCTGTATGTGGATAAAGACATCAATAAGATTGTGACGTCCGACAGTATTTATGATCTTTATACTGCCGTTACACCGACAGGTGGCACACCTGAAAGCAAAGATGGCGAGACCGTTGATCAGCAGCCAATCACACTTGAAGGTTATCAGTGGACAGATCCCGATGGTCGTTACGTGTTAACGAAAGAGGGTGTTTTGCTTGACCCAGTTGCCAACCAAACATGGAGCAGACTTTTGGCTAAGGGTGGTGCACCGAGTGTCAATGCAGCGTATATCAATCGTGTTGTCACTTATACGGCTACTTCGCAAGCAACCTTGCTTCAATCTGCGCTCTCTGACCTAAAGACGCACAACCATGAAGCTGTCAATTATGAGACTGACATTGCTGTGCTGCCACAAAATATCAACATTGGTGACACAATTCATTTAGCTGACGAGGATGAACACTTGTATCTGTCGGCTCGCTTGCTCGAGCTCAAATCAAGCTATTCGATGGATACACACACAGCAACTTTGGGAGACTACCTTATTGAACATGATCAGGTAGCAGCCCAATATCGGCAACTTGCTGAACAAATTAAGAACATCCCCAAAACAATCCAATACTACCCATGGCTTCGCTATGCCGATGATGACAAGGGCACCAACATGAGTGCTTTGCCAGCTGGCAAGAAGTATATGGCGGTTGTATACAGCAACAAGTCATCCGTGCCAAGTGACAATCCGGCTGATTACGCCGGCAAGTGGGCATTGATTCAGGGACCAAAAGGTGACAACGGTGTGGGTGTGCCGGGCCCTAAGGGAGCTGATGGCAAAACTAGCTACTTTCATACAGCCTATGCTAACAGCATTGATGGGAAACAAGGATTTTCAACCACAAATGGCAATGGTAAGTCTTATTTCGGCCAATATGTTGACCAGACCAAAGCGGATAGTACCGATCCCACAAAATACTCATGGGCATTGTTCAAAGGTACTGATGGTCGTGACGGCAAAGATGGTAGCGATAATGTGCCAGTCATTACTGTTGGTGCAGCGTATCCATCAGGCCCCAAAAAGGGGGATATGCATTGGCTGACTGATAGCAGCGGTGTTGTAACGGGATATTATACCTATGATGGGACTAAATGGAACCCTTATAAAATCGACGCTAAGATTCTTTCGGCAGAAACATTTAACGGCATGACCTTCAACGGGGTTACATTTACCGGGTCTAAGTTCATTTCTTCATTTAAAGGTGTCAAACCCGATGGCGTTGCTGACTATACCGTCCACGGGACAACCACAATGGCCGATGGCAAGATCGTCACAGATACGTATTCGGATACTGACAACAGTCAGGTGACGCATACCGAACTCAGCCAATTTGGCTTGCTAAGTCAAATTTATAACAAAGGCACGCTGATGGATAGTGCGCAACTATCGTTAGGTATGTTAACGCTAAGCGGCAACTATCAAACTGCCAGTAACAAGCCGTTGGAGTGGATCACCAGCAGCTTAGATGCTTTAAGAGTCTTGCAATTAACAAATAATAACTTGCTTGTTTGGCATGGCGCTTTCTATCCGCAATCTGGAGATACTGCAACAATATCGACGCCACTTTCAAAGACTTTATCTGGATGGTTAATTGCATGGAGCTATTATCAAAACGGATCACCAACGTATAACAACTATGCGTTCACGCTGTTACCAAAGGCCGCTTTGATTTATAACACGACTGGTGCTAACTATTTAAGAGTGACCTTCACAATGAAGGATGTTGGAACCATCTTCAAAGTTCTGTGGTATGACGACACACATATTGTTGGCACGGCTGAGAACAATACGGGCTCGTTATCAAAGGCGGTTATGACTGAGGTATACGCAGTTTAGGAGGCTGTTATGGAAGCTGACAAAGTAAAAGCAATTTTTAACACTGATGAAGATGGCTATATCACTGGCTACCAGCAGGAGTTTTGGGACGGCAGTCAGTGGCAAACGCCATTCGATGATGAGAAAGCCATTCTGATTGCACCGGAAGAACTGAAAAAGATTGCCATTGGCGCCTCAAAGCTGGCTGATGACGGTACTGTTGTAATAGATACCGATAAGCAAGCAGCGCTAGAAAAAGCGGCTAATCAAGTGAAACCGACCGGAGAACAGATGCTACTCGCAAATTTAACTCTCGAAGTAGCACAGCTGAAGGCGGCGAAATCAAGTGACTAATTATGATCAGTGTGCACTACTTTACAGTTGGGGGATTGATTTAACACCTTATGTACCGGTAATGATCACTCCAGATCAATACAAGCAAATTACAGGCAGTGACTATGTCGCCAGCAAAAGCTAGCGGCTATTTTTATGGAAGGAAGTATAAAGATGTGGATTTCAAGAGTTGGATAGATATGTTTGTGGAGTTGGGTGGTGGAGCTTTGTTTGGTTGGTTTGCAAGCCAATGGCGCATGCATCGAAAGCATGGAAAGGCAATTGATTCAGGCCTTGTCGGTTTGCTTCATCATGAGGTTTACATGCTGTGTAACCATCATATCGAGGTGGGGTATATCAGCACGGACGACTTGGACGATCTTAATTACCTTTTCCGCAGCTACAAAGCACTGGGCGGTAACGGAACGGGCGAAGCGCTATATAACAAAGTTTTGCAACTTCGGATTAAAAACTGAAAGGAATGTCAGTATGAAGATTAATTGGAAAGTAGCAGTATTAAGCGTCAAATTCTGGCTGGCATTAGTGCCGGCAGCTTTGTTGGTTGTACAAACAGCGGCAGCGGTTTTCGGTTACAACTGGGATTTTGCCAACTTGGGCAAGGAGCTCACCGCAGTGATCAATGCAGTATTTGCACTGTTGACCATTGTGGGGGTTGCCGTTGACCCAACCACAGAGGGCGTCAGCGACAGCCAACAGGCGTTAGCTTACCCGGCACTCATTACCACCAAGGCAGCTAAGATCAAGTCCTTAGAGGACCAGATTAAGGCACTGCAAGCAGATAAAGCGGCTGATCAGGCAACTTCTGCTGCTAGTGAAGTGGTTCCAGAGACGTCTTCTGCAGCACCGGCGGAGTCAGCTCCGGAATCTGTTGCTCCAGTAGCTAGTGAGGAGGTAAAATAGTATGAGTTATACCATCAACAAAGAATTCGCTTTGGGTGCAAATGAAGGTTCATCGCAAGTAGCTAATCGACTTTACATTATCCTACATGATGTTGGTGCTGAATCTGGTGCGCGTGCAAATGCCGCTTACTTCAAAAACAATATTTCTGCTGAAATTGCTTATACGGCATTTGTTGTAGGCGATGGCGGTCAGGTTTATCAAGTTGGTGAACCCGGCTATGTTCAGTGGGGCGCTGGGACAGTGGCAAATGCTAACAGCCCGGTCCAAATTGAATTGGGCCACACGAGTGATCCCGAAACTTTCAAGAAGGATTATGCCGTTTATATTGAGCTTGCACGTGATATGGCTGCTCGATATGGCATTCCGACTAGTTTGGACGCTGGCGGTGCTGGAACGCCGGGCATCAAGTCTCATTTGTGGGTAACGCAGCATATTTGGGGTGACCACACTGATCCGTATGGGTATCTAGCACGTTGGGGCATTACAAAGGAGAAGCTGGCGGCCGACCTTGCTAATGGGACAACTACCGTAGATGCATCTACGAGCGCACCAGCAACACAAAGCACGCGTCCGCAAGCAACTGTATCTGGTAATGTCAACGCGACCTACGGTCTGCACTTGCTCGGTGGCAGTTGGCTTGATGAGGTGACCAACTTCGGCTCTGGTGACAACGGTTTTGCTGGTATGCCTAATCATCAGCACGATCTGCTATACATTCGAGTTGATCATGGTAGCGTTAAGTATCGCGTCCACACAGTCCAAAGTGGTTGGCTAGATTGGGTCACAAAAGGCGATCGCAATGATACGGTCAATGGTTGTGCCGGTATTGCTGGTGAAGCGATTGATGGAGTCCAGATCATCTTTCTTACTCCTGCTGGTGAGCCGTACCAGCAAGCGTATTACCGTAGTCAGACGACACAACGGGCTGGCTGGCTCGGCGTTGTATGTGATGATGGCACGAGTTTGCCACAGTACACAGGCACATATGCCGGCTTGTTTGGAGAGCCGCTTGATCGTTTGCAGATCGGCATTAGTTCGATCAATCCATTTTAAGCATATTACAAAAATGCCCTCTGCTCGCTTACACGGGTGGAGGACTTTTTGTGTATGTGATTTCTTACTTGTGTCTAAAGTTTTCACTGTGTATAGTATGCAATGAAGAGGAGGTGGTTCAAATGCCGTCCACAGACTTAAAAGTGCATTATCAGGGAGAGGCCTTAAAGAATAATCAGATGTCAGTTGAAGACCTCGCACCATCTTTATTGGCTTTAGCCGCTGTGCTAAAGCAAATACAGCAGATTTATAACCCTGAGGAAAAGCCACTTTCTCTAGATATTAAAGCAACGGACAAAGGCTCATTTATAGTTGATCTTATACTTTCGACTCCTCATGAAATCATTAGCATACTGTCTGGAGATGCTGCGACCGCGGGGGCTAATCTTCTCGCATATGTAACTGCATTTGGGGGGTTAATTGCCCTTATTAAAAAAGCGGCGACGAGAAAGATAAAGGCGAACAAAGTTTTAAAGTCTGGCGATGTCCGGCTGACTTTTGATGATGGTACCGAATTAACTATACCCAGCGAAACTTTAAGAGCATATAAAAGTGTTGAAGTTCGGCGTTCTATGGATAAGGTTGTAGAGCCAACAAGAAAACAAGGCATTGAGTCAGTGCAGTTTGAATCTGCTAAAAAGGAAAGCTATACGATTTCTAAGCAAGATGCGGATGCATTTATTCCACCAGAGGTTCCGGAAAAAGAATTTGAACCTGTTGTCTCTGAAGAATATCTTCAACTAATTACGGTCTCGTTTCAAAAAGGTGGTAAGTGGAAGTTCTCTGACGGTGCTAATCAATTCTATGCCGCTATTGAAGACGAAGACTTTGTTCGTGCCGTGATGTTTAATCAGGATCGATTTGGATCAACTGACACTTTGAAAGTTAGGCTTAGAAAAACCCAAACAATGACCGAAAAGGGTCTCAAAAGCGATGTCGTTATAGAAAAAGTGTTACAGCACATACCTGGTTCAAAGCAATTACAGCTAAATTTAGGCAACCAAAATGAAGATAGTGACAAATAAGCCTCCTACCAGCAATGGCGGGAGGCTTATTTGTGTGCCCATATTTCTGAACTCTTAAAAGCTATTTCTACCTATTATATAGAGATGTGTTGTTGGTCGCTGTCGTTTGAAGCATCGAACCACATCGAACCACTTTTTGTCATAAATGCAATCATATCAGTACGTATACATTCCGTGATACCCCGATCACCGGTATCAAAGCCCCCTAGAGGGTCTTTTTTAGTGCTCAGAAATGGCTTTAAACCGGCATTCTTGCATTTATCTGAACTCCGAAAAACCCCTAAAAAATATAATCCATCGAACCACATCGAACCAAATAGCCTGAAATTGCGATTTTTTAGGAAAATGGTTCGTGATCGAAAATTGAATGTGTGCTGTAAACCTTGTGGCAGTTGACATTGAGCCGCTTTCTCTGGTTCGATTTTTAGTCACAACACATTCATTGCTTTCTCGTCCTGCTTCTGTGTCATCGCATCCAGCAGATGTGTATAGATCTTGGTGGTAATGCCAACGTTTTCGTGTCCGAGGCGATGTGATACATACTGAATGTCAAGGCCTTTATAAAGCAAGTAGCTGCCATGCGTGTGCCGCAATCCGTGGAAACCGAACCCAGGACGCTCAATACCAAGATGTTTGAGAGCGCGGCGAAGTTCCTTGTTGACACCATTGCTATATATTGGCAAGCCGGTCGGCCCAAGAAACAGTAAATGGTACGGATTGTTAATCGCTTTTATTCTGTCAGCCAATATGAGCTTATGGAGGCTAGCGATAAGAACTGGGCTTACTTTGATAGTACGAACACTTGAAGGAGTCTTGGTCGGACCGAAGACTTTTTCACGGTCTGGCCAGCTACCATCCGCGTTACGAATGACAAACCTGTACTTGAAGGTCTTGTCGATACTGATGGTGCTCTTCTTCTCATCAATATCTTCCCACGTTAAGCCACCAATTTCTCCAAGCCGAGCGCCAGAGTATATGGCCGTTTGAACCATCATGAGAGCAATTCGTTGCGGGTTGGCAAATTGATCAACATAATCTCGCAGTTTCTCGAACTGATCAGCTTCAAGAAATTTTGTGTCTTCTGATCTGCCTGCGGTACCACCCAGTTCTGCATGAGCGGCATAATCGCGCCTAATCAAACCTTCGTCTGCTGCGGCCATAATTGCTTGATGAGCGTGTGAATGTAGCTTCTGGACTGATTGCCTTGCGTGCTTGTGGCCGTAACCGTCATCAATATAGTTGTTAATAAACTGTTGATAAATCATGCGCGTTAAGTCAATTAATTTAAGGTCTTTGAAGTAGTTTCTGATGATTGTACCCGAAGTTGCATACTTGGTCATCGTCAGTTCGGAAACAGAACGTATCTTGTAGGTATGCAACCACTTGTCATACCAATCTGCGAAAGTGATCACTGGATCGATTTTTACAGATCCGCCAGTAGAAGCGAGGTACTTCGCCTCAGCAGCCTTAGCTTCTTTTCTTGTTTTGTAAAATGATGTTTTCTGCTTGGAGATGCCATCCACTTTGTATGAATACTGGAATCCCCAAGGCTTACTTTTTCGGTTAGCTCGCTTGAATACCGCCATATTATTGCCCTCCTGTGTAAAAATGTGTATACAAAGAGCCTTGTTGCTCCGAGTATTTGTTAGGCGTCTACCCATTCACTTTGGTCGGTGGGGTAGGCGCTTTTTATTTTGTATCCAGCCCCACTCTCCGGCTTGCACGGGGACGCCGCTTGCGTGGGGGAAGGAACTAGTCACCATAGTCGTCGGGAGCAGTTCCGGCGTCATCAATCTTCTTGGCCAAAGCCAATGGAACTGTGATTTTGCCACCCATAGTTGACTTGTAAGTGGTGGTACCCAAGCTTTCAGCATAGAAGGTGATCTTGTCATTTTCTAGAATTCGAGAGCCGTTCATAATATCTGGATCATAACCGACCATAACTATATTGTCATAGTTGCCGTCGACAGCAACACGCAAATCATTTTCATCGTCACCCTCAACGACTTGAATAACTTTGCCCGTTAGAGTAATGTTCTTGCCTTTGTAGTCGTCTGGAGTCCGTGCCAACTGTTCATAAGTGATGCCAGTGTTGTAGTCAGCTGCGTTGAATGCTTCAGTGCTCGATGATTCCTCACTATCTGAATCGTCACTATCAGATTCTCCATAACTGTCATCATCTTCTTGCGACGATTTTGACCTTTGACGATTCAGCTTTGAAGACGAACTAGACGCAGCTGACCTGTTGCTTTCTCCCGAGTAGGTGCCAATCCAAAAAAAGATTGCAATAAATGCTACCGCCGACAATGCGGTAATAATAAGGTTCCGCTTTAGTTTTCTCGGATCCTTTCTTTGAACTATAGACAATGTGCCAAATATTGCAGCCAATAGGAGCGATCCTAAAAAGGCAATTAAGATAAGTAGTTTCATTATTCCCCTCCAAAAAAATCCAGCTTTTAACGTCGATCAGGGTTTGGACGTATTATTTTTATAAAACTACCGTGTATACGACAACCCTGCCAATGATCTTGATGTTCTCTTCTTCAAGGTCTTCGTAGGTGTACATGATGGGACTAAATCTTTTGTCAGTTGAATCTGGAATGAAGGTAACAATCTGCTTTTGACGATCATTATAGAAATATTTGACTGCGTAGTCACCATCATCTGCAAAGACAACTATGTCACCGTCTTTAAGGTCTTGAATGTCGTTGTACTGTTTGACTGCTATTAAAGAGCCATCAGGAATTGTTTGGTTCATTGATTCGCCGTTTATATGCATCATCAATATGCTGCTGTCTCCAGCATATCTTCCCATAACGCTATCTGGTAGTTGAATCGTTTCAACGTCATCTGAAGTTAGCGGATCGACATTGCACAGGATTCCAGCCGATATCTCAGCGGGAATGTATGGATAAGAGTGAACATTTAGTTTTTTGACTTTAAAAGGATCTACAGGAGAAACTCCTATTAGGCTTTCCGGAGTTGTGTGTAAAGCACTTGCAAATTTATCAACATAGTTTAATGGAAACTCACGTGTTCCATTGAAATAGCGAGACACAGACGATTTTGCCATGTCAACACGGCGTGCTAGTTCACTGATTGAAATCCCTTCACGGTTGCGAAGATCATTTAAAGTCTTGATTATTTCATCATTTGTTTTCATGTATCTCACCTCAAGAATGATTTTAACACCGTTCCCGATTGTGCACAATAGGGGCACTAAAAAGCAATATCTGAATATTTTTTTGAAATAATCGTTGACACATGGGAACACGGATGATATTCTTTAGATGTTCCCAAAAGGAAACGAAAGGAGGCAATCCAATGACACTAAATTTAAAACGTCTTCGCGCTGAACGTATCGCAAAAGGAATGAACCAAGATGAAATGGCGAAAGCTATGGGATGGCATACCCGCTCTTCGTATGCTAAGCGTGAGAATGGTATTACAACAATCAGCGCTACCGAATTAGTAAAAATGGCCAGCATTTTGGGGTATGGCACCAATCAACTTGACCTTTTTTTTACAAATAACGTTCCCGATAGAGAACGAAAGGGGATGACGGTATGAACGAATTACAGCATTTTGATTTTAAAGGTCGGCAAGTAAGAACTGTGGTTGTTGATAATGAACCAATGTTTGTCGGTAAGGACATTGCAGAAGTGCTGGGATATAGTAAGCCAGCTAACGCAGTAAACAAATATGTACCCGATAAATTCAAAGGGGTCACCAAATTGATGACCCCCGGTGGAAAACAGGATTTCGTTGTTATTGCCGAACCCGGGCTTTATAAATTAGTTTTCAAATCTGATATGCCAAACGCAGATGAATTTACAGATTGGGTAGCAGAGAAAGTTCTCCCATCAATCCGCAAGCATGGTGCCTACATGACGCCTGAAACGATTGAGAAGGCCATCTATAATCCAGACTTCATTATCAATCTGGCAACGCAGCTAAAGGACGAACAAGCAAAAACAGCGGAACTTACGGCTGATAACGAAACAATGAAGCCTAAAGCGTTGTTTGCAGACGCGGTAGCCACAAGTTAAACAACCATCTTGGTCGGTGATCTTGCCAAGGTGATCAAACAGAACGGCGTTGACATTGGTGCCAAGCGGTTGTTCGCCTGGCTACGTGAGCAAGGCTATTTGATCAAACGGATTGGTGCCGACTATAACTCGCCGACACAACGCGCGATGGAGCTAGGCTTGTTCGAGGTCAAGGAAACGGCGATCAGTCACTCGGACGGCCATGTAACAGTTCAGAAGACCCCAAAGGTGACCGGCAAAGGCCAGCAGTATTTTATCAACAAGTTTCTACAAAAGGAGGCTGTCTAAATGAACGGACGCACACAGGAAAAACTAGAAAATGCCGTTGCAGAATTTGTTGTTGCTCAACTGAAGAACAAAGGAAAAAGCCCCGAGATGGTGGCAGCCATCGCGGAGCTCATCGGATCACTTAGCAAGAACTAAATACAGTATATCGGCGCCATTAGCTTGGAGCGAATCAGCATGGCCAACAAATGAATAGGTAAGTTTATTTTCCAAGTAAATATTGGAAAAGTCTTCAGCTTTAACAACGCTTTTATCCATTCCTAGGCAAACCACTGATTCAAAGTCTGGGATTTCTTCCGTGTTGCCATCGCGGAAATGAACAGTTAGATCCATATCAATCACCTCCTTTCGGGTTCCATTATCCGTCAGGAGGCGATCACAGGAAAGGAGGAAATGCCATGCCACTAACTAAATTAGATATTCGGCCTATCACGCCTCCAGCAAACTGGCGTATGGATCTTGGCGGTAAGACTTGGACGATCACCGATGTTGCCAAGGAGCTACATCGCAAAGTCGATTATGTCAAAGACAACGTGATCAAGCCAAATCGATTGCAACTTGATGCTGAGCACGGAGGCCCTGTGCGCTGGTCAAAAGGACACGGTAGTCCGTATTTAATCAAAGCACGTGAAATGAGCTACTGGATAGACAAAAACTGGCAGCAGATTCAGAAGGGAGGCTGGAGCTGATGTTACAAACACTATTGTATGTTTTGCTGACGGCCACCGCACCGATATGGTGTTACCTGGTATTGGTAGCGGCTGGCGTCATGATCGGCGCAACGATTTCAAAAGGATGGAGGCAGTGGATTGAATGAAGCAGAACAAACCATTGGTGATTTGCTGAACGAACACAACAAATTGACGTTAGACATTATTCGCGGCAACCACACACCAGTTGCAAAGATGTTGCTTGTCGAGAACGAGAAGCTACGTGCACGACTAGCGAAACTAAGGGGATGACGTGATGACCAATGAGGAATACGAACGAATTATAGCCGAAGCGAACCGTCAGATCGCCAAATATCACAAGGTTGCTGCTGATTATGGGCCGAACAACACAGACCCTCATCAAACGTACGCCATGGGCCAAGAAGATGGCGCACACGCAATACTATTTATTATCAAAAAAGCCATGAAAAAAGCCGCTGGTATGCAGACCAACGACTGATAGAAAGGAAACTTATTATGTCAACATTATACGACTTACAAGGAAAATATGCGAGTTTATTAGAACTAGCTGAAGATGGGACAACTGATCCCGAAGTATTGGCCGACACCATGGATTCAATCGTTGATGCAATCAATGACAAAGCCGAAGGATATGCACAGGTTATTCGCCAAATCAAGGCCGATATTGAAGCTAACAAAAAAGAACGTGACCGTTTCGAATCACGGATTAAAGCTTATAAATCTAACCTCGGTACTATTTCACAGCGGTTGGTTGAAGCAATGAACGAAACTAATCAACGCAAAATCAAGACACCGCTATTTACTATCAGTGTTGCTAAGAATGGCGGAAAACTGCCAATTTACATCGATCAAGACAATTTGCAGGCTGATGTATTCAAGGTAAAACGCGAACCAGATACAGACAAGATTCGAGAACGATTAGAAGCCGGAGAAAAAGTGCTGGGTGCTGAGCTTAAGCCACGCGGTGAGCATTTATTGATTAAGTAGGAGGAAATCATGCAGCCAATTAAACATGCATCTGCAATTGATCGAACAAAGAACTGGCGAGTTTTGATTTATGGAAAGCCTGGTGTCGGTAAGACGTCAGCTATCCGCAATCTTAATGGCAAAACACTCGTGCTAGATCTGGATGACAGTTCAAAAGTGCTATCCGGTGCACCGAACATCGATGTGCAACCATTTGACCGAAGCAAACCAAGCGAAGAATGGAAAGAATTTCTGAAAAATCTGGCTGAACGTGTTTCCGGATATGACAATCTGGTGATCGACAACGTATCAGCGTTCGAAAAAGACTGGTTTGTCGAACGTGGTCGTGCTAGCAAGAACGGCATTGGCAACGAGATTCAGGATTATGGGCAATGGGCGAATTATTTTTCCCGTATCATGACCATGATCTTCATGGACGCACCAGTAAACGTGCTAGTGACCGCTTGGGAGAACACACGAGACGTTACAAGCGAAACTGGACAATCATTCAGCCAGTATGCACCAGCAATTCGTGACAGCGTGCGTGATGGGTTATTAGGCCTAACGGACGTTGTAGGACGCGTAGTCATCAGCACAAAGACAAGCCACCGAGGAGTTATCCTTGCAGGTTCAGATGCAATCTTTGCCAAAAATCGTTTGGATGATCGAACTGCGTGCGCCATTGAGGACCTCTTTAAGTTTGGAGGTGACAGTGATGTTTCAGCTTCATCCTTACCAGAAGGAGCTGGTTAATCAAGCAAGAGAAAAGCTGGCAGCGGGAAATAAGTCGGTTTTGCTTGTCAGTCCCGCTGGCTCAGGCAAATCAGTGATTATTGCTGAGATTGCTCGGCTGGCAGTCGAACGCAGCGGCCATGTGATGTTTATGGTGCACCGACAAGAACTGGTTAACCAGATCGTGCAGACTTTTCAGGCTGATGAGATCGACTTGCAGGCAACCACAATCATGACAGTTGGTAAGATTGCCAACCGCCTGAATCGATTACCGCGCCCCTCTTTGATCATTACCGACGAGAGCCATCACTCTCTGGCAAAGACTTACCGAAAAATATACAGCTTTTATGCAGATGTTCCGCGTCTCGGCTTTTCTGCCAGTCCGTGGCGAATGAATGGTCAAGGATTAGGGAATGTTTACGAATCGATGGTAGAAGGTCCATCAGTTAAATGGTTGATTGATCACCAGTACCTAGCGCCTTACGACTATTATGCCCCCACACTGATTGATGTTCAGAAACTGCAAACATCTAGTACCGGCGATTATACGAACAAGTCGATGGATGCGGCCGTGCCTAAGGCCATCTTCGGTGATGTGGTTAGCCACTATCAGCATTTGGCTGGTGGCCGCCAAGCGATCGTTTACGCCCATAGTATCGAGGCGAGTAAACAGGTCGTTGAGGCATTTCAATCGGCAGGTATCACAGCTGTGCATGCGGATGCGAAAACACCAAAAGGACAACGTGATCGCATTATGGCTGACTTTAAAGCCGGAAAAATAACCATTTTATCCAACGTGGATCTGATCAGCGAAGGTTTTAACGTACCCGATGTCGGCGTGATCATCATGCTGAGGCCAACTGCTTCGTTGGTACTGGATATTCAGCAGTCAATGCGCGGCATGCGATACAAGCCGGGAAAACGGTCGATCATTATCGACCATGTAGCCAATGCATATCGGTTCGGCTTACCTGATACTGAGCACGAATGGACACTGAATGATCGGCCTAAAAAGAAAAAACGTGACAATACGGGGCCGCCGATTAAGACGTGTGATGCCTGTTATGCGGTCATTCCAGTACAGTGCAAGATTTGCCCTATCTGTGGGCATGAGCTTGAAGCCGAATCGACAGGGATGGACGTTGACGAAGCCGCAAAGCTTAAAAAGTTAACTGCCAAAGACTTTAAGTTTGTGGTGCATCATCCGAACCGTATGCAGCCATCAGAAGCAAAAAGTCTCAAAGATTTACAGGAAATTGCCCGCGTTCGGGGTTACAAACCGGGATGGGCTTACTATCAAGCAAAAAATCGCGGCTTTATTGCCGACAGAAAACGGAGGAAACAAGCATGACTTTCAGTATGACAACAGACTATTCCAAGATTGAGGACCAAAGTTTTGAAGCTTTACCAACTAACTCCTATGAAGCACTGATTGAGAATGTGCAGGAACGTGCAACCAAGAATGGAGCAGAGTCATTACAAATCAAGTTGCGCATCCGAAACGACCTAGATGCGGCACTGCCAGAAACAAACGGCAAATATCACAATCGCGTTGTGTTCATGGATAACTGGAAGCGTAAGGCCACCAATCAATATGACATGGAAGGTTTGCAGTACGTTCTTGAGGCAGCACAGGTTCCGGAGGGTACTGCGATCAACTCATTTGAAGATTTTGGCCGTGCGCTTATTTTGAAGCCAGTCCAAGTCTTTATCAAAAAAGAAAAAAATACGTACAACGGCGAGACGACCGACGTCAATCGGATTGCCCCGTGGAATTTCAAGAAGACACAGTATCCGCAGGTGAACCACAAGTGGAAGGAAAGTCCTACCAATCCAACGCAAGATAGCGGACAGCCAATTGATGTTTCAGACGAAGATCTTCCCTTCTAGGAGCGCGAGGTGGTGAATATGTATGAACAAATTCCATCAGAACTCCGGTCCCTAAAGCAATGGGGACTTTATCAAAAAATTTGGCAACCGGAAAAACACAAATATACGAAAATCCCATGGTCGGCGGTGACCGGGAAACGTGCTAGCTCTACAAATCCAGATGATTGGACGACCTTCGACAACGCTTTACAGTATCTGAAACAATCAGATTTCGCGGGTTTAGGCTTCTTTTTTGTTGATGGTTATGTTGGCATTGACGTTGACCACATCGGCCCCGACTTGGATCGCTTGGAAAACGGCGACAAGCAGGACAATATGGCGTTTGAATTTTTGGATGCAATGAAATCCTATGCCGAGACGTCCTTGTCAGGTGAGGGCATCCACATCATCATTCGCGGAAAATTGCCTGGTAGTCGGCACCGCAAAAAAAACGTTGAGATGTACGAATCAGGACGATTTTTTGCCATGACAGGCAATAAAATTGGCCCCTATAGCGGAATTAATAAACCGGATCCGCCAGCCTTAAAAAAGCTTTATGAAAAGTACATCGAACCGAAGTCAGTTTTGAAGATGCCAATGCGGACTGACGATCGCTTTGCCGTCAACAATCTTTCAGAGGATGAGATCATTGCAAAAATGCTTAATAGCAAGACCGGTGATCGGATCCGTTTGTTGTTAGTCGGTGGCTGGGAGAAGTTTTACACATCGCAGTCAGAAGCCGACCTGGCACTTGCAAATGATTTGGCATTTTGGACAGGCCGAGACTTCAGCAAAATGGACAGTATCTTCCGCGGATCTTCGCTCATGCGACCTAAGTGGGACGAGAAACATGGCAAGACCACGTATGGTGTGGCCACACTCAATAAGGCCATCAATGAAACATCGAATGTTTATCATCCTGAACGTGAGCGAATGAAGTACGACCTCTCTGGCTTAATGGGGGAGTCCAAGAAACCGAAGAAGAAACTGCCGCCGCGGTCGTGGGATGACACCGGCAATGCCCAGCGCTTTGTTGATCATTTTGGAGATGCTGCCCGATATTCCTATGTTGACAAAGCATGGTATGTCTACAACGGCAGTTACTGGGAGCTTGATAAGCAAGGAAAACTCGGCTCAATGGTGGACATTGTCGTGGACGACATGAAACGCGAGAAAATTGTCATCGCAGACGGTATGGATCCGGAAGAAGCAAAGAAGAAATGGTCAAAATTTTTGAAACAATCACGTTCCAATTCTGCCAAGAAAGCCATGACCGAACAACTGCGACACCGTTTGGCCGTCATGCCGGAAGAATTCGATCGGGATAAGATTTTGCTCAATACCATTAACGGTTATGTTGATTTGTCAGATGGTGAACTGCATGACCATGACGTTAAGAAAATGTTTTCCAAAGAAACCGGTGTTGAATATACCGATACCGTGGATTCCCCAGAATGGCGGCAGTTCCTTGACCAGATATTTGATCACGATGAAGAGCTGATTGATTATCTGCAAAAAGCGATTGGCTATTCGTTAACTGGATCTACTGAAGAACAGGTCATGTTCATTCTTTATGGTAATGGGCGGAATGGTAAGTCAGTTTTCATGGATACGCTGAAACATGTGGCCGGATCCTATGCAAAGTCAATGTCAGCAAAATCAATCATGATTAAACAATCGGACTCTGCCGCCAATTCTGACATTGCCCGGCTCAAGGGTGCACGACTGGTCACGGCCAGCGAACCGAATGAAGGGGTGCGCTTAGATGAAGGCTTGGTCAAAGAACTAACCGGAGGAGATATGGTCACCGCGCGCTTCTTGTATGGTTCGGAATTCGAGTACAAGCCAGAGTTCAAGCTATGGTTGGCAACAAACCACAAGCCAATTATTCGCGGCACAGACGATGGTATCTGGAGGAGGCTGATGCTGATCCCGTTCAATGTTCAGATTCCAGAGAACAAAGTCGATAAACGCCTGGCATATAAACTTGAGCGCGAGTCGGTCGGCATTCTTAACTGGGCTGTGGACGGCGCGTTGAAATGGCAACGAGAGGGTTTGAAAGCACCGGCCAGCGTTCAAGCGGCAAGCAAATCTTACCGCGCCGAGATGGACACGCTTGAGTTGTTTGTCCGAGATTGCTGCGATCTGAGACCAGATTATCAAGCCCCAGCTGGTGAGCTGTTCAAAGCTTACCAGAGTTGGGCAGAGAGCAATGGCGAATACAAGATGCGCAAGCAGAAGTTTGGTGCGGAGATGAAACAAAAATTTATGAGTAAGAAAAACAGCGGCATTTTCTATGTGGGTTTGAAAATCAAAAGCGATCCAAGACTGAACTGGGCACAACGGGAGTAAAGATGGTTACGGGAGGATGAACGGGAGGATCTAAAAATCTCCAAACCCGTTGTGGCTCTAGTATTTGTCTTCTCTTTTCTTCTTACGGGAGGATGAATTCAAAAAGTATATATATAAAAACAAAAAATATATACGTAGAGAAAACTTTGTTTTGATTTATCCTCCCGTTCTCCCGTAACAGTTCTAAAATCCTTGTGAGAGTAAGGGCTAGCATCTGTTTGCATCATCCCGTAAGTCCTCCCGTTGAAAAAGAAAGGAATGATTGAGATGAAAGTAACCGGAATGAACTTTGATGTCATTCAAGATGAATATGGCAAGATAAAAGTTGCTTTGTTTGCAGAAGATGAAAATGGATCCTCAGATAGGGCGTTGTTGGTGACTGATAATTACGAACAATTGGTTCGAGCAGCACAGGCTTTGAACTTTGAAACTGTTAAAGGCACTTTAAGAACAACCGGCCTGAATTTTAATGATAGTGAAGAAGTAACCGGGAAAAATGAAAATACCGTGCGAACACCTGAGGGGTACTTCAAAACGACAAATCAATTCGGCGAATGGTCGATATCAAAAATGAATCCGGCTTATCATCTGACCGGCGGTGGTGCCGATTGAAATCAGAACACGAAATTCAATCAGAAATTATGTTGGCATTGTCGCGAGCTGACTGCACGATTATTCGTACGAATGTCGGAAAAGTCAGAACTGAAACTGGTCGAATCTTCATTGCTGGACCACCGAAAGGATGGCCGGACCTAACCGGCTTTCGCCATCGCGACGGTCGGTTGATTTTAATCGAAGTCAAAAACGAAAAAGGCCGTCTTCGACCAGAACAAAAACATTTTGCCGAATTTATTCAGCGGTTTCCGGTAATTTACGGCGTATGCAGATCGGCAGACGATGCTGTAAAGCTATTGGAGGCTAACAAATGTACGTAGTAGCAGGCTTAAACACAGGAACCGAGTATTACCGAGCCAAGTATCAATCTCAGTGTATCCGCTGGATAAACGAGAACATGTCCAAGCACAAGAAGGCGCGCAATACCCGTGGTGATGACATTAAAGTCGATATTCCGGAACCACTGATTATCAAGAAAGTAGAGGAAATATGTCAGTAAAATTTACGGCGCAGATGGAGCAGTTAAAGGCACTTGGAAAGAAAGAGGACTCGAAATGAATAGCCTACGAATTCAAAACGGCAAAGTTTTTGTGAATGGCATTGAGGTTGGACAGGTTGAAAAGATCCACTTCAAAGCTGAGGCGAATGACCCTGTAGAGGTTGAAATGAAGTGGTTAGTTCCTGTCAGATGCCTAGATGTTTCTGTATATCAGCCTGAACCACGCCAGCAGCAGCCTGAGGTCGATGCTAAGCAGCAGACCATCAATGACCTTACATCACAGTTAGAAGCCGCCAAACAGGCAAACAATGACTTATCACAGGCCATCAAAGACGCACAGAGCATCAAGGACTATTCAGATCAGGCTGTGAAGTCAGCAAACGCACAGTAGGAGGCCAATTAATGAAAACAGGAGACGACACGTTCGATGACATCTACGTCAGCAAAAAGACTGGCAAGGTTGTAGGCGTCATGTACGAAGGTGTGGACTACAAGCTAGTCCCAATCAAACAGGAGGACGAAAAATGAGCGAAGAAAAACTGTACGCGGTGAAGAACGATGAAGGAAAATACTGTGACTGTGAATATGAAAAATTTTTGCCATTGTCAGACGCTTATTGTCCCGCCATTGTCAGTGAAGATAATGCTAAGGCTATTGCGCGTGATTCTGGTGGCCACGTTGTCACGTTCGTTGAGGAACCTAAAAAGGTAGTCCTGACCAAGGAACAAGCAGAAATCGTTGAAAAAGCGCGTGTAAATGACATTCCAGCCTGCCATATTGCTAACAAATCTGATGATGAGGAATTGTTGATGAATGCTTATGTCAACGGCTACACCGTGGCAAAAGAGAAGAAATACAACGTCAAGGTGCCACATACCAAAGAGGTTTGGTATTACAAGTCCGGGGATACAGATTTGTTGACGATTTGCCCAGCGGATAAAGAACTTCGTGGCAAGTTCACTGAATCAGAAATCGAGCATTACGGCTTGCAAGACTGCGAGAAAGAAGAGGGGACTGACGATGAGCAATGAGACGAAGCGGGACGTGTTCGAGAAAGCACTTAGAGAATGGGACGATTTGGTTCACAGTTGCGGGCTTCAAGGAGAAGAAGCACACGGTGGATGCGAGTTTGACCCAATCTTAATTAAATATAAGAAGGACTATGCTGCCGCCTTGCCAGATGATCTGCCGGTGATTCCGAAAGCCCAAAGCGATTGGATAAAGCAATGTAAAGCAAATGATGATTCCTTGTCTTTTGCGCTGGGCGATGAGACTACACCAATCGAAGTTGCTAAAACTTTTCGTGTTTGGGGCGGATACACTGATAAAAATAAAGATAAATGGCTCAAGTTGCAAAACACTTTCGCCCGTGCATGGGTGCTAGGTGTCTGGCGCGTCGAGGAAACAGGAGAGGTGGTAAAGCTATGAAACAGCCGGAATTAAAAAAGCCATTCAGAGTCGATGATGATCTGTCAATTTTGGTTAGGTTACCCGCGAGTAATTATGTTGGCGGGTTTGCACAATACGTTTTTCTTAGAGACCTTGGTTTCTATGTTGAGTTAGAAAAAGAAGAATCTAACAGGGATATTGATAGACAAATTAGCCAAGGGAAATGGCACTACTGCACAGAGAAAGAACTAAAAGAAGCGGTGCCTGATATTTTCTTGAAATCAGCGATGTTCTCGTGAAACTGGAGGCAGAGAAATGAACCCTTTTGATTCTTTTGAGTATGGTTCCACTATGGAAACAGCGCTAAAAGGCTACATTTTGCCTGACAATATGGACGGATATACGAGGCTAGATACGCTGATAGAAATACTAGAAGAAGAATGTGAAGCCGAAGAGATTGATGAGAACGGTCTAATTGCTGAAAAAGACCTACCAGCATTCAGGCGTATGTGGAAAGAATCACCCGCAGAGTTCGTTGAAATAATCGCTGTTGAATGGGTAAGCACCATGGAAGAAATCGTGAAAATAGAGGCGGAGAAATGACAGAATTTACCGGTGGAATAAATATACCGAAAGATGACATTGACTTTGGAGATTATGTACTCATTGAGCAAAAGCGATATGGAGCTCCAAATGAAATGTATCAGTTTAAGGTTGTCGGTTCCTATCAATCAAACGCCTATCGTGATGTGCCAATGGACGGCGTAGATTGCGGCAAGAAATGGCACCCACACAGTGTAGACGTTCTAAACGTTATCTGCTGTGGCGTTGATGAAACCGAGGTTGATACCGTAAGAAAGACTGACGTTAGACTGATTAAATCGTGAAATTGGAGGCAGAGAAATGATGGCAGTGAATGAGCTTCGAGTATGGGCCGAATGTAATGACGGCCACACGACGCTTGCAGGGCTGAACGTTGATGAGTTCACAATTGGTGAGTTCTGCAAATGGACCGGTGTTATCCGATTGGTGTTCACAAAGGATGCGGAGGCGGAGAAATGACGAAAAAGATCAAGCACGCCATTGCCTATGTTCTTTTAGTGTCATGGGCTGGAATCGTCATTTACGGATTAGCCAGTTTAATTTGGGACTTTGTGGATTGGTTTGTTGAACCGTTTGTCAAACTTGGGATGGTTAAATCATGGACTATCTTGATCTTCGGAATTGGCGCAGGGACAGTCGTATGGTTCGTTTTTTGGTCAGGAGAAAAGCTGGTCAAGTGGTTACTAAAAGAATAGAGGCGGAGAAATGAAACCAATTCTTGATATGACGGCCGGAAGCCGCATGTTCTGGTGGAATAAAGATGACCCTCGTGCAATTTTTGTCGATAAACGCGATGAGTTTCACAGCGTGCCTGATTGTAATGCAAAAGACGGTGAACGCCAGATTTGGATCGAACCTGATATTCAATTGGATTGGACTAAGGAACCGTTGCCGTTTTTAGACAACACCTTTCACCTTGTCGTCTTTGACCCACCACATTTAAAGCATGCTGGCGAAAATAGTTGGTTGGCAGCAAAATATGGCACGCTTGATGATCTTTGGCCAAACCAAATTCGGCGGGGATTCAGCGAGGCAATGCGAGTTTTGAAACCTTATGGCACTTTGATTTTTAAATGGAATGATGACCAAATCAAACTAGCAGATGTGTTGCATGAAATTACCTATCGACCATTGTTTGGTGACAAACGTAGCAAGACACATTGGCTCGTATTCATGAAAGAGGCGGAGAAATGAAACGAGAGATTAAGTTCAGAGAGCAATGGCGTCCAGTTGCTGGTTTCTCAAAGTATGAAGTAAGTAACAAGGGAAGGGTAAAAAGTCTTTACACTGGAAAAATTTTGCATCTAAATGCAATCCCAACGGGGTATCTTTATGCCTCAATGGTCGAAAATGGAAAGCACTTTAGTAAGTCGGTGCATAGGCTCGTTGCTCAAGCATTCGTTCCAAATACCGAAGAAAAGCCAGAGGTAAACCACCTAAACGAGAATCGTGCCGATAATAGACCAGAAAATCTTGAATGGTGTACTCGTTCCGAAAACAACAACTACGGATCGCACAAGCAACGGTCAGCGTTGACACAGCGTACTATGGGGCATTGTGGTAAACCCGTTCTTATTATTTCACCAAGCGGGATTGCGTACAGGTTCGTATCTCAAAGCGAAGCTGCTAGGTTTATCGGTGCGGCCGCAAGCAATGTGAACGCGGCAGTGTGCGGTAAGCAGCAGAAGGTACGGGGCTATAGCATTTTTGAGAATCCGGAGCTACTGGAGGGAAAACAATGACTGAAAAAGTGGAAAAGGGGTCGAATCCGACCCCCTTTACGGAGAACCAGAAAAACTGTCAATATTGTCATGAGCCACATAAGCTCATTGAATCAGAACTTGGAAACTTCCTTCGAATCGGTATGACTGGTGGAAATGAATGGGATAGAATCGAGCCTGAAAAAATAAACGGTGCAGCAATACACACATGCGAAGCTGTTGGCTTTGATAATGCTGAGGTCGATGATCCAATCGTGATTAATTATTGTCCGATGTGCGGACGCAGGCTGGAAGCAAAGCAATGATTGCCGTCATGCTGCTAATCTCAGGTGCTGCAATGTGGATGTGGGCTAACTGGAAAAGAGGAAAATGATTGCAAACAAAAAGCGCGCCTGATTAGGGACGCGCCGGAGGCCAGTGTGTAAATTGAACCAGAGTAATAATCATTTTGGAGTTGGCCTCCGAAGACAGTATAACAAAAAACCGCCGGATTAGCGACGGGTGGAAGACAGGGACTTTTATGCAATACATGGCTTTTGAATAATGGAACTTAAGCCACCATCTTCACAAACGGTATAACAAAAGCGCACCACGAAGGCACGCTTATCCTACAAACCCAAACAAATTATACCATAAGGAGTGGACGCAGTGGTGCGAGTAACGAGATATTTTAGCCCAATTGATCATGACAAAACAATTGAAAACGCCAAAGAGGTCTTGGGGAACTACTGGCATCACAAGCGGCTCGCTCAACGCACCAAAATAGCGCTCAGAAGCCCCGTAATGGACGGCATGCCCAAGTCACCTAGCTATGGCAACAAAGCCGAGGAAAAGCTCGTATCGCACGCTGACGAGCTGTACTACGTTGAATGTTGTGAATCAGCAGTTGATGCTATTGAAGATGAGGATTACAGAACGATATTGTCTGAAAGCTACCTTATTCCAGCGAGCAAACGAAAAACAAACGAAGCACTTTTCGATTTGATAGGTGTTGGCAAGACGGCATATCAAGACAAAAAGAAGCAAGCGCTAATTGCATTCGGTGAACTATGTCCGCTGGTAAAGCTAGAGCGAACTAATGGCGAACTATATGCGAACTAAGTGCGAACCAACCGACCGTATTTCCGTCATATGATGGTATTGTGCCAAAGGTGAGAAACCTGAGACACCGCGTTTTTCCTCCGAGCCATGGTGATGATAAAGCTGTGGCAAGGCGTGGCAATGAGGACTGACCGTGATAGTCAGGCGGGTTCGATTCCCGCATGCCACATTGTCCAGTTTAGCGACCGGACACAGCTTGCGATGACCCCATCTGACACTGGGAGAGCGAGCAGCAACCGTAGCTCAGATGGGAGAGCAGTGGCATAAGCCTATCGGTCGTGGGTTCGAGCCCCACCGGTTGCGTAATCGCCATGATAGATGTGCTTGAGTTGAGATGGTATCAAATACAACAGTAGCACATTCGGCTGGCCCTCATAGCTCAGAGAATGATGACGTTGAATTAGGCTGCGCAGCCTAGTTTGACTAACTCCATCATCAGCATAGAGCACACGCTGGAGAAGCGTGAGGCCACCGGTTGGAATCCGGTTGGGGACACATTAAGGCTGATGGCGATTATTATGCGAGCAGCAGACAAGGGAAGGCATTGATACCGGTTAAGCAATGCTGAAACAGGACGGTGCAACTCCGCCCGATCGCTTTGGAGCTTGTCACTCCAAGAGCACTAGATATCACCTCAATGTAGTATTCCAGTTCATACTGGGGTACTATTTTTTTGAGGTGATTGCAATGAAACCGATTAACTTTAGCAAGAGCAAACCAACGATCGAAGAACTGTCAGATAGGATTGACGCTTATAACCGGCGCGCAAGTGAGCTATTGCAAAGGACTAGACCATTTACAAGAGAAGATTTGGCAGGTATCCGTGAGTTAAGGAAAAGTCTTGAAGAAGAATACCGAGAATATAATCTAGTTAGAAACGATTTTCTTCATAGTGGACCGGGAACATATTACAAATATTATAAGTGGATTCAAGATGCTGTTCAGTATACGTCGGGAAGATTGACTAGTAATTCGGCGATTGGCTTCCTGTCTGATGTGAAGTCCGCTACGATTAATTGGAAAGCGAGGAGTTAGATTTGTCTCAAAAGAAGAATGAAGTTCTTTTTGACGACTTATTATTATGTGCTAATAAGCAACAGGCACAAATATACCAAGAAAAATGTCCCGATATGCAGTGCCGTTCTATTAACGTAATAGCACAAACGGATGGCATTAGAGTTCTGCATTTCGGCGTTTCACCAGGTCTATACACCCAATGTCAACATGACACGGTATTAATGGACAAGCTTAAAAATGTAACTCAGCTTCTAAGCAATGCTGTGACAGGTACGCAAGAGTTGTTGAAAGACGCTACGGCGTCTTTTTATTTACCAAAGCACTCCGCCAAACGATGAGGTGCTATTTTTATACATAATTTCGGAGGCGATGGCATGAAACTATACTTGGTTGTATGTGAGACCGGGGACGCAGATCAATGGGAAGGCGGGACCGAAGAGGCCGATGCTGTATTTGCTACAACTGATAAAGCCAAGCTCGATGATTATCTGTCAACTAGAATGTTTAGCTATGACAGTGTGATAACAATGGAACTAGACAAGGAATACCCTGAAGGAACAAAATCATCTAAGTGTCTTGCATCGTGGTGGGAAGAAGGGCCGTGCGATGATGACCCAATGGACATCTAATTTAAATTTACGGAGGCGAGTAGATGCAATGGACAGATGAACAAATCAGTGGCATTAGGAAGCTCGCCTCTGAAGGCTTTACCAGACGCGAGACAGCCGACAAGCTCGGGATTAGCTATGATGCGTTGCAAGGCAAAGCAAGACGGCTTGGTATCGAGTTCCAAAAACCAGTCAAGAATGAATACGATTCAGACGGCACACAATCCAGTGAGACTATCCTGAAAGTCGTCAGGGGTCACAAAATGACGCCTAGAGAGGTTTGGAAGCCCACGGGTATGATTACACCAAGTGGGAGCTTGTACGTGCCACAAGCAATTTTTGGAAGCAGACGCCTGAAGCGACATTGTATCAAAGCAAGATACAAATCAGGCCGTTAGTCGAAGCAGAACAATATGAATCATTGATGAATGACATCATCACACACAAGGAGCCGTATCAAGCTAAGGCTCCTATTTTTGTGGAATCAGATCGCTATCTGGTCATTCCGGCTTTCGACACGCATTTCAACGGTCACACATTCGACATCTATGCTGAATCTCTTAAACGGCAACTAGAAATCATTCAACGCGGCCACTACGCAAAGATATTGCTCATTCTGGGCGGTGATTTAGCTCACGTGGATAATATCAACTCGACCACAGCAAAGGGCACACAGCTCGAAACAACCGACCTAGGCGAGACCGTTAACGAAATGGAGCAATACTTCGAGACGTTGATTGAAGCAATTATCAAGAACGCCAATGAGTGTGAGGTCATGTATTGTGCCGGAAATCATGATCCGTCAGTTGGGTATATGTTCGCACGTCTATTGAAACGCGCCTACAGCAATCAGACAAACATAACTTGGGATATATCACTGAAGCATTACAAAGGTGCAATGTTAGGCCGCAACTTCATTGGTGCCACTCATGGTGACAAGGGTAAGAACAACTACCTTGGCAAAATACCTAGACGAGTTTGGCTTCATGTTAGGCACAGCGCAGAACCGCGAATTATTTACTGGCCACGTGCATAGCGAAATGTCTCGTGACCTTGGTGGTTTCATTCAGCGGCAAGTTTCAACGCGTAAACCGAACGATGTCTGGACAGATGATCTTGGAGTTGTTGCTCATAAGACATTTGAATTGGTTGAGTATTCAGATCACGAGACGAGGGCGATTTACTATGTTTAAAGAAGAACGTGAGATTTGGAAAGATATTAAAGGATTTGAAGGCCTCTACCAAGTTAGCAATATGGGCAGAGTAAGAAGCCTTGAACGTGTAGACGCACAAGGACGCCGCTTAAAAGGGAAGGTGATCGCCAGCTTTCCAAATAGAAACGGGTACCTCAAGGTCAATTTATATTGGGACAGAAGCATAAAGCAAGTGTTCATTCATCGCTTGGTAGCCGCAGCATTTTTAGACAATCCCGACAACTTGCCAGAAGTCAATCACATAGACGAGGACAAAGGCAACAACTTAGTTGAAAATCTTGAGTGGTGTACAGCGTTATATAATACCAATTACGGTACTCGCACCGAACGCGCGGCAAAGGCAAACGAGCGTCCAATCTATGCGGTAAGTGGCTCGGGACATCGCTATTTCTTTGAAAGTGCCAGAAAAGCCGCGGAACTTCTTGGACTAGACCGAAGTGCTGTATCTAAGTGTCTTTGTGGCAAGCGCAAATATCACGGAGGTTTTTCCTTCGAGTTGGCGGTGTAAGTCATGTCAGGTATGAAACGTGTTAGCTATGGCTACGTTAGCCGCACGGAGCAAAAAATCATTGAAGAGCTATCAAGGGAAACAATACACGGAGGGAAACATATGCTCTCAAATAATATTAAAGGCCAAAGTAGGCAATTGTCTCACCGTCAGTTGCCTCCACCAGCACCAGTGCTACCAAAAATGGAAGGATCACTGCCAACTCGTGCCACTGCAACTAAGAAATACAAAGACAATCTGATTGCTGATGTGAACGATGCCATTAATCAAGGAATTAATACTACATCCCCAATCTCAATTAGCGTTTCCAAGTACAATCCAGCAGTTGTTAATGAAGTAATCAGTTTGCTAAATAAATCAGGATGGGATGTTACTAGTCTAAATATTGACGGTAACGGTTCCTATTCGACAATCATATTATCTTAGGAGGAATTACACATGCTTAAAGTAGTGAAACGACTGAAAGAACACTTCTTAGGTAAAAAAGGAACCGATAAGATAACCGTTACGATTGATGCAAACACCGATCCGCTTATGGACAAACTTGACAAGATCAAGAACGCGGTCGAAAACATCAAGGCTGACGCGACACCGGAAGTTTCGCCAACCTTAACTGCGTATGGTCTATGTGATGCTAAGTTACCTGATATCGAAGGCGTTGAGATACCAGATCATGCAGGATTCAGCGATTCATTCATTGCAGAGCTAGACAAAGCACTGACTGACTATCAGCAAAAGCAGGAGCAGTCATCGCAGCGTGCAAGCACTCCGCATGTTCGTATCGAATTCGATGACGTTAATGATGTGCCACATGTTTGGATTGACGGCAAACGGATTGATAGATCAGATACAGGGCTCGTGAGCGTTTCACTTGACTGGCATACAAAAGATCTAGCGGCAACAGATCATGTTATCCGTGCTTATAAAATCGAATATTTAAAGGGGGATCACCGCGAAGGAATCGCTCAGGGGTCTGCGATGGGACCTGATCTCTTTAAGAATGATATCCATGCCAAGTAAGAAGCTTGCCTTTATAAATGGCAGACCACAATTGGTTGATGCCAATGCTCGTGTTAGATCGGAGGCGGATAGGCAGTACAACCGTGTGCGGAATGAGCAGCAGTCGGACTACCTTAAGTTCTATCACAGTAATGAATGGAAGCAGCGTCGTGAGCAGATATTGATTAGAGACAACAGTTTATGCCAACGCTGTGGCCTGCAAGCCTCATTAGTTGATCATATTGTTCCAAGCGAAGATGACTGGGAAGACGCACGAACGCGGATAATTTGCAGGCTTTATGCAGGGACTGCCACTATTGGAAGACGAGACGTGAGACAACCAAGCGTAAGAAGGGACAGCATCGAGCCATGAAGATTACAGTAATCGTTGGCTATCCAGCAAGTGGCAAGTCAACGTACGTCAAGCGACATCAAGGACAGCATGACCTCGTCTATGATTACGACCATCTCATGACGGCGTTAACAGGCCTGCCATTACATCAGGGCAATATAGACGCCAATGATTATGTGCAGCTAATCTATGAACTGATACTGCGGAAGCTTAAAGCAGAGCAGACCTTTGACCATGTATGGTTAGTCATGACATATCCAGATGAGAAGCTAGACACGTTGCTTGCTAGTCGAGATGTCGAACACATACTCATCGACACTGACCGAGACACATGCATGCAGAGACTGTCTAAGCAAGGTCGAGATGTGAGTCAACTCATCAAAGCGATGAACAAACTTGATGAATTGAAATCACAAAACAAATTTAAAAAATTCAAAGAAATAAAAAATTAAAAAACAAATTTTAGATAATTTATCGGGCAACTTCACGGGCTAAAAGCGGCTAGACCCCCTTCCATTTTTATCGGGGGTTACATTTCTTGGAACGGAAG